CTCTCGCCGCTTCGACCGTCGGCACCTCCGTCACCAGCGCAGCGCTCTCCGCTTCTCAGGCGGTGGCTCTCGCCGCTTCGACCGTCGGAACCTCGACCGCTGCCGCAGCGCTCTCCGCCTCTCAGGCAGTGGCCCTCGCCTCCTCGACCGTGGGCACCTCCGTCACCAGCGCAGCGATGACTTCGTTCGCTGGAGTGTCTCTCGCCTCCTCGACAGTGGGCACCTCGACCACCACCGCAGCGCTCTCCGCTTCTCAGGCAGTGGCGCTCGCCTCCTCGACAGTGGGCACCTCGACCACCACCGCAGCGCTCTCCGCCTCCCAGGCAGTGGCCCTCGCCTCCTCGACCGTGGGCACCTCGACCGCTGCCGCAGCGCTCTCCGCTGGGCAGTCAGTGGCGCTGGTCTCCTCGACCGTCGGCACCTCGACCGCCACCGCTGACCTGACCGCCTTCTCTGGAGTGTCTCTCGCCTCCTCGACAGTCGGCACCTCGACCACCACCGCAGCGCTCTCCGCCTCCCAGGCAGTGGCGCTCGCCTCCTCCACCGTGGGCACCTCGACCGCTGCCGCAGCTCTCTCCGCTTCTCAGGCAGTGGCGCTCGCCTCCTCGACCGTCGGCACCTCGACCGCCACCGCTGACCTGACCGCCTTCGCTGGAGTGTCTCTCGCCTCCTCGACAGTCGGCACCTCGACCACCACCGCAGCGTTGTCCGCTTCCCAGGCGGTGGCGCTCGTTGCCTCCACCGTGGGCACCTCGACCGCTAGCGCAGCGCTCTCTGCTGGGAATTTCGTCAACCTCGCCTCCTCCACCGCAGGAACCTCCGTCACCAGCGCAGCGTTGTCCGCTTCCCAGGCGGTGGCTCTCGCCTCCTCGACCGTCGGATCCTCGACCGCCACCGCAGCGCTCTCCGCTGGTCAGGGAGTGGCGCTCGCCTCTTCGACCGTCGGCACCTCGACCGCCACCGCAGCGCTCTCCGCTATCCAGGCAGTGCTTCTCGCCGCCTCGACCGTGGGCACCTCGACCGCCACCGCAGCGCTCTCCGCTTCTCAGGCAGTGGCACTCGCCGCCTCCACGGCAGGATCCTCGGTCGTCACCGCAGTGTTGACCACAGGTCAAGGGAAGACCCTGGCCGCTTCGACCGTCGGCACCTCGGTCGCCACCGCAGCGTTGTCCGCTTCCCAGGCGGTCGCACTCGCCGCCTCCACTACAGGCTCCTCCATCGTTTCCGCAGAGTTGACCAGCGATCTCGTAGCAGTGCGCTTCTCAGCGTCGGTCACTGGCACATCGGGATCCACTGCCGCCGTCAGCGCTTCGCAAGCCCGCGCACTAGCAGCGTCGGCGACCGGCACTTCGACGCTGACCGCCGCCCTGGTTATCGTAACGGCGGAGCCACTGCTGAAACTCGGAGTGAAGTCACTCCTTGAGAAGGCGCAACTGACTGAAGAGATTACCTACTACCCAGGTGGAGACCTGTCCGCAGGAGTAGTCATCCGAGCAGTGGTCGTTCGTGAAGAGTTAGACTACTCAGACTACGGAGAGTTCGGTTCGCCTACCCTGGATGTCTCGCTGTACATCTCCACACAGGCAACCAACGGAATCGCAACAGTCGCAGCAGGGAAAGACCTCGCAGATGTTGTGGTGATTGAAGGCGAGAGTGCTGTCCGAGTGAGGATCACCGAGGTAGTCGAAAGAGACCCAGCGATGGCGCAGTTAGTAGGGGTGCGATGATGCCGTTGGACCACTTCCCGTACACCCCTAGCGAATCACTAGACTACTATCCAGGAGGAGTTGTCGGAGACCTCGTCAAGGTCACCGCCTATGTCGAGCGAGACCAGAGCAACGAACTCCACGGAGGTCTGGTACACTATGTCGATATCACAATTGGCAGAGGCTCAGGAACCGGAAGGCTCGCTGCGGTGGATATCGGGAAGGACACGGTGAACATCAAGGTTGACCCTTATGGCACCCTATCTGTTTGTCGAGTTGTCCGTATGCTCTCTGGAGATGCTTACGCCTGGAAGTTGAGGTGCTACCGATGATGTCTGTTCGATTCAATGGTCGATCACTTACTGAGTTCGGAGAACTGCTCAAACTCGCAGGGGAGAAGGAGGTGGGACGGGCGATGTGGACGGCAACTGGCCGTAGCCTCGGGTTCCTGCGCCGTGAGTTCTTGGACGAAAGCAGGGTGCATCTGGGCAAGAATCCGAAGGAGAGCAAGGGGGCACAGAAAAGCCACAACCCGAAGACTCGCGGTATCGCATTCCGCTGGATACGCACTCCGAAAAAGAGATCCGAGGTGAAGCATTCCAAGCAAGTGAAAGGTGCGCTCTTCACGCACTCAACTGCTGCTCTTGGCCTAGAGAAAGGGTCACCGGTTCGACCGAAGCGTGGGAAATACTTGGTGATCCCGATCCTGATCCCCGGTCAACCGAACACAGCGAACAGGAAGCAGGGGAAGAGTTCAATACGAGTGAAACCAAACTGGGCAACCTTTCGGAAGTTCAAGGAGAAGAACGGCAACCGCTACGAATACGAACTCAAGGACCGAGGGACACACAAAGTTGTGTACGCTCGTCGCAGGTACAAGTTACTCAAGAGCGGGAACAAGTCGAAGCGCGGTCGTGAAGCCTCCTGGTTTCCGATCTTCACCATGATGCCTCGCGTGAGAATGCCAAAGCGACTTGGGTACTTCAAGTCCTACAGAAACAACAAAAGCGGAGTTGTCCGCCGTTTCAGGGAAGAACTCGATAAGGCGATAGCCCGCATAGTGAAGCGGCGACTCAGCCGACACAGTGGGAGGAGATAGATGGCAGATTCAGTCAGAGAGCAGATAGTGTCAAACATCGCAACTGCACTGGGCAATGTGACCATCGGCAACGGGTACAACAACACGCTCGTGAGCGTTCAGCGTTTCCAGCAGTCAGGACTATCGGTGTCCTCGGTGCCGACCGCAGTGGTGAACTTCGAGGGGGAGACCAAGTCGATTGGGCCAGACCACCGGGCCACCTGTGATCTGGAGGTTACGGTCGATATCTGGGCTGTCCATGACACCGATGTGGTTTCAGGCGATACGGCCACCCTGGTGGACTCACTCGCAGGAGACTGCGAAAAGGCCATCATGGCGGACCCGACCAGAGGGGGCAAAGCAAGGGAGTGTACCGTGAGGAATGTCACACCTTTCCGCTTAGCAGAAGGGCAACCCTTTGTCGGAATTTCACTGGCGTGTACGATCACCTACGCGCATGAAGCGGGCGACCCCTTCACCGTTAGGTAGGCAACAGTGGTAGATTTGCTAGTCGATCCCGAACAGGTGGATATCACCCACGAGTTCAGGACATTGACATCGTCTGGTATGGGGATGGTGGAACGCAGAAACACCTACCCTGCTGGTCGAAAACAACGGACACGCTACACCCTCTCGTGGGACAAAGCGTCCGTGTCTGAGCGGGATGACATTGTTGACTTTGTGGGCCTAGTGAATGGTGGAGGCAGTTTCTCGTGGACTCCTCCAGGTGGATCGTCGGGCACTTACAGGCTCGTCGAGTCAGGTGTCGATGTGTCTTACATTTCAGGTGCGTCGCACCAAATAAAACTCATAGTCGAGGAGGTCTAGCCACATGGCTTTACTACACAGAAAACAAGTCGTTGCGGTCAAGGTCGAGGGGGCAGAGGGGACGGCGGAGGAACCAGGCAATGCTGACGCTGGCTTCAACACCTTTGAGACTTCGTTCTCTCCAGAGGTTGAGCAGTACGAGCGGAATCCGTTCCGGTCCAGCCTGGGTCGCCTCGCAAGCATCGCCGGTGTAAAAACCGGAACGGTTGGGTTCATGACTGAACTCGTCGGCAGCGGAGACCACGCACCTGTAGGTGGAACACCCGCTGGAGATCAACTACCCTTTCACACCTTGATGCTTGCTTGTGGTTACGAGCAGGTAGCACTCGACACGGTGACTGTGACAGCAACTACTGGTGTGCAGTTCGTTGCTGGCGAGACCATCGCTGCCTTTGGCAGTGAAACGGCTATCTGTGGGATGTCGTCGAGGGTCGGAGATACGACTATCTATGTGGAATCCACTGGTAACGGTCTGACCGAGACATCGACGGCGTTGACTGGAAGCATCTCAAACAATTCCCAGGGGGACGCTAGCGCCGTCGATGGCGATGTTGCTGTCATGTACAAACCGTTGTCCACTGAAGGTTCATCCTACACCGTTGGAGTGTTCAACGATGGTATTCGTCACCGGATACAGGGCGCTCGCGGAAATGTGAGTTTCGCTGGATCCACCGGGCAACCCGTCAAGATGTCCTTTGAGTTCACTGGTCCGTTCAAAGACTCGGATGATATCACCTTGCTCACGCCGACTTATCCATCGCTCGTGCCGCCAGCGATGCTGAACGCTAACTTGAGCGCTCACACCGACCTTTTGATCGTGGACTCCTTTGAGATCGCTACTGGCAACGAACTCTCCGTTCGTAGAAGTGCTAATGACCCTGCTGGTGCAATCTCCACCAAGATCACGCAGCGCAGCATGAGCGGGAGCATCGACCCGGAAGTCGAAACCATCGCCAACCATAACTTCATCTTGAAGATGACCAATAACGAAGAGGGACTTCTCGACCTCACTATCGGTAGTACCACCGGCAACAGGTTCCGTCTACAAGGACCGAACTGTTCCTACGCAGGAGTCTCCGGTGGCGAGCGTGGTGGAATCTCAACCTACTCGATGGACCTCTCACTCAACGAGACCAGCCTGGGGGATAACGACTTCCGCTTGCTGTGTTTCTAGGACGGATAACAGGATGGCGATCACGATTGACCCGAAGGCGACTCACGCTACGGAGAAGGAAGGGGCGACCTTCCATGTACGCGCGATGACTGGGCGGCAGGTGCTGTCAATGTCTACTCGCATGACCAACGACGGCGCTGACAGTGACCTCATCTATGAGGTTATCACTGGCGCAGTCTCCTCGTGGGAAGGTGTTCTCGACGGCGGAGGGGCAGCGGTCCCTTGTGACGCGCAGTCCATTGAACACTTACCTCTTCCAGTTGCTATTCACCTCTTCGAGTTCATCACAGGACTGAGTGGACTCACCGGGGAAGAGGCGGGAAACTAATTGTCGCAACACGATTGACGATGGGAGTGTACCCAATGCGATGTTCTGTGTGCCAACTAGACACGGACCATGCACGGGCGCTCCGATCCGGGTGGGGTTGCGACGAAGATTCCCCGAACGAGATAGACCGCATCCCTTGTCACTGCGATGGCTCGCCGCACTGTTCCAGGTGTGATGGGTTGGGCCGTGTTTCCTTACGCCGTTGCCCAAACAAGGTCGTTGGTATGCTGGAGCGTTCAATGGTCAGGTACTCCTCCCTCGCAAAGTTGGGGATCTGGCCCGCGCCCGGAGGCGCACTCGATCAGACCCAAGCGTTCCTCGATGGATACTCCGTCGTTATGAATGAGATGTCCGAAATCGAAGACGAGAGGATGAAGAGTGGCCGTTAACAGACGCACCCTACAGATAGCAATCCAGGCGAAAAACCTCACCGCTGTGGCTTTCGGTAAGATCAAAAACGGTCTCAAGAGCATCGCTCTTGCTGGTAAGCAAGCGGTCATCTCTCTGCGTAACGGTTTCCGGCAGGTTCAGTCTCACCTGACAATGATCGCTACCCTGGCCGCTGCCGCCTTCGCCGCATCCGTGAAGTCGATGGCGGAATTCAACCATCAGTTAGCGCTCACTGGAACACTTGGAGAAGAAGCGAGAGCGCACCTCGGAGAGTTCTCAGTTGCCGTCAAGCAGTTAGCCGTAGACACCGGCATACCACTCGTGCAACTGAACAAGGGACTGTTCGACACGATCAGTGCGGGAACAAAAGCCGCCGACGCTATGGGAGTTTTGGAAGAGGCAGCAAGGTTAGCTGTTGCTGGAGGGGCGAACCTCGCGACGACTGTTAGAGGTCTAGCGACGATCACTAACGCTTATGGACTCTCTGGCAAGGAAGCATTCCGCTCGGTTGCCGAGGAACTCTTCGCTGCACAGGTAATCGGTAAGACGACTATCGACGACCTGTCGGAAAACATCGGAAAACTGGCATCCACATCAGCAGAGGCCGGTGTGTCCATCCGCCATATGTTCACCGCACTCGCAGACACAGCGAATGTAAGTGCGAATACCGAACAGGCAGCGGTCTCTCTCCGACAAGCCATCATGGGGGTCCTGAAACCGAACGAAGACATGATTAGGATTCTGCGGAGATCGCAGATACCGATGGGGGTGGCAGCGTTCCAGTGGGGATCGCTCGGCGATATCTTCGCAAAGGTCAGGGAAAACGCTGAAGAATTAGATATCCCGTTCACCAATGCCCTGGGCAATGTCCGAGCCATCGCTGCTGCTTCGGTACTAGCGCAAGGAAACGGTGCGCGTTTCAACGAGATGCTATCCCGTCAGTCCAAACTCGCCGGTGAACTCGCCATCTCGTATGAGAATATGCAGAAGCAACTAGCCACCACGATAAAACGCGCCAAGAACCTCGGGAGGATCCTCGCACAGGCGTTTGCTACTGGTGCAACCGTCGGACTGAACAAAGAGTTAGGCGAGTTGGCCGACCGCTACGAAGAGATGGCTATCAACGCAGAACTCGCCGGGTTGGAATTCCGCAAGTTCATCGAGACGGACATCAAGCCGCTAGTCAATACGGTTGTATCAGCGTTCAAGTTCATGAAGGCTTCCGCAACTATCTTGATGACATCAATAGAGGCTGGATTCGATGCGCTCTTCTCTACTATCAAAGAGGGGTTCAGGGAAACCATCCAATCGATGGAGGCCTGGGGGCTGATTGATTCCCCGCTGGACAAGTTCAACGACGACTTGGAAAAGTTCCGCGGAAAATCAGAGGAGACAACGGCTGAAATGCACCGTCTCAAGGGTGAGTTGCATAAAGTTGCAGAGGGCACAAAAGGTCTATTTGGGGGGGCAGACACTACTCAATGGAGTACTACCTTATTGGCAGACCAACTCGATGCACAGATAAAGCCATTGCAGAAAGCCATACAAGATATCGACTGGGAGATGGAATCTCTCTCTTCCCATGAGATCTCTTTCGGGGATCCCAAACAGTTGGGAGTTAAACGCAGCGCCTTGGAAAAGGAGATGTGGAAATATCTCAAACCTTTCGATGAGATAACTAAAAACCTAGAAAAACAAGCAGTCTTAGAAGAAGCCCTCTTGCTACATGAAAAAGACCGCAACTACCTAATAGGTGTGCGGGCCGGACTTGAGGGCCAAGGCGCGGTGGCCGCAAAGCGAGCAAGAAATTCTCCGAACAAGAATTGCGTGACAAAAAAGGTTTCTGGCAACTGGAACTTTCCCACTTCGGTGCAATCAGGGAGGCCAGAGCAGATGCCAAAGAAGTGACTGACTTTGAAACCAGGGCGCTTGCTCGTAACGCCACTCTGATAGAGGCTGTCAAGACGGCAAGAGACTCCCTCTCTCAGATACAGAAATCGCCTTTCGCTAGCGACGAGCCAGTTATCGCTGGTCTCAACAAGGAGATCGCAAGACTAGAGACTAGCCTGAAAAAGATGGCTAACATGAAGACCCTCAAGAACCTCACAGATACCCTTGGTGTCCCCATCGTCATCGGGTGGATGCATAAATTTCGAGACGCTATATATGCTGCTGAAGCGGCGCTCAAAGATTTACGCGACCGCGCGTCATCTACTGGAAAAACCGACGACAGCATCGACTGGTGGGTAAACTTCAAGAAGGGGATGGAGGATGTCCAAGTTGAGTTGCAGGTGACAGAGGACGACTTCAAAGATATGGGCAAGCGGGTGATGCAGAGTCTCGAAGACTCAGTGCAGTCCATCTTCCAGGGATTCATTGAGGGCAAGGACAAGGCGAAGGACGCACTCATCAGTTTCCTGACAGCGATCTCGCAGGAGTTGACTAGGTTCATGGCGCAAGCAGTTGTTCGGAAGTTCCTTGAAGCATTCTTTTATGTGGCTCCGTTTGACCCGGCAAAATCGTTCACCCGGGAGTCAGGGATAGACCAAAGCAGTGTGCCTGACTTCGCCTCCGGTGGAATTGTCAACAGCCCAACGCTCGCGATGATCGGAGAAGGTGCCCACAACGAAGCGGTCGTGCCGCTTCCGAATGGACGCTCGATCCCCGTGGACTTCCGTGGTGGAGGCGGAGGTGGCGGACAAGCCATCACGATAAACATCTCCGCAGTTGACGGACCGAGCGTACAGCGGATGCTGCTCAGTGACGACGGTCGTCGTGCAATCCAGAATGCTATCAGGGATGGTCGCTCCACTCGAAGGGACTTGCGATGACCCTTATCACCTGGGGGACTAGCAACTTGCTCGCGCAACTTGAAGACTCCTCTGGTGAGTCGGCCACGGTGGTGTTTACTACATTCCCATCGTTTCAACAGTCCGTATACATGAAGAACACGCCTCCACCAGCGCTGCCTACGGTGACCGGCTCGACGGCTATCTCGTCCTACTTTGCAGACTACGCCACCGACCTTCCACCAGGGGGGTTTGGTACTGCATCGGCAACGGGACTCGCGATTAGTTTTCAAGGGCACGGGCTGGAGTTCACCGATGGCGGCTCAGTGTCTGACGCAGACTACAAAATTGGACTCGGCACACACTACGAAGAACTGCTCTGCTATTTCCAAGTGCCCGTAGTCAGTGAGACTGTCCTCCTCGGGAATGACTCGCAGACAAACTCTCGCGGGACTCTACAGATAGCGAACATCGGAGGCACCTGGAGGTTCCAGTGGAAGCAGTACGAGTCCGGTGCTGTCGTCACCTATACCTTCGATACGATCACTGTTCCAGTAACTGCTGCGGGAGTGGGGGTGGCTCCTGCTCCGTTCTACTTGCGCTTCTTGCGCGAGGTTCCAGCCGCCACAGGATCCGGTGACACTGGTGAGTTGAACCTCAAAGTGAATGACGGAACAACTGAACAATCACAAACGATTGTGCCTACCGACCGACTCGACACGACTGCAAGCACGCAAGTGGCTCGACTAGGTGGAGCTGCGGCACCGCTCAGCAACCCGAAGGTGACAGTCTTCTGGCATCGAGCAGTTTGGTCTGACACCGTCGCTACTGTTGGAACTCTCACGAGTACCCGATGGTCAACACCGACGGTCTATACCTCTACGGCTTACTCCTCAGACGGCGCGACTGCTCTGGCTTACCTCGACAGCGGTGACAACGCAAACTACTGGCAGACCTTCGGGCTTCCTGTCGGAGCGCTCTCCATGCAAGGTGGGTCCAGGCTCAAGTTCCGGGTCGCTGCCACCAACACTCTTGGAGGCGAGTCCTTCCCAGTCGCATACACCACGATGCAGAACGAAATCGTCGAGGACATCGGCGACCTTCAAGGTAGATACCTCGCAGTGGAATTCCTGTTTGAGGTCGGGGCAGACTACCCGTTAGCGATGGGAGGACCGTACTTACACGGAGAGGGATACGGTTCAGCATCACATGAGACTACGCAGCATCGCTCGAATCCTGTGGTGGTGCCGGTGGGTGGCGAGTCTCCATCTACTGGAACACTCCCATACTCTCCTGACTACTCAACAAGGGTCGCGTTTGTCACACGCTCACAAACATCCAAGATGGAGTCGGCGCACTCTGTCGGGTACGCCGTTGGAACAAAAGTCCGTCGAGGTTACTTCGTGCGCTGGACGCTCAACGAATCCGAGAAGACGATCCTGGAAGCGTTCCTTCTTGCCGGTGATGGCGGTGAACAAGCATTCACCTGGACAGCACCCGGCGACTCAACCACCAGCAAGGCAGCGGTCGTCAGTGACCTGTCAGTTCACCGGCTCGCACCCGATGCGTTCATGGTAGCAGCGGATCTTCAGGAGGTCTTCTAACATGGCGCGCTCACTCTCCTCTTCAATGAAGTCTGCAAAGAACGCGTTGGCAAGTAGCGACGCATGGCTACTGCTCTTCACTGTAGATATCAGCGACACCGAGGTCGTCAGGATAACCAACAACGAAGAAACGGTCACTTTCGCGGGGATAGATTATGAGCCGTTCCCTGTGGTCCTGGAGGGGATGGAAGAAAGCAGCACTGGAGACCTGCCGTACATGAACATCACTGTCGGGAATGTTGGTCAGGTTCTCACCGACTACCTGGAGCAGAGAAACGGGCTACTCGATAAGTCAGTGAACTTGAAACTTGTACATGAATCGAACTTGACGGATACCGCTGCTAGTATCTCGATCAGTTTAGTCATCAGGGAAACCACGGTCACCGAGACCTCTGTCAACTTCCGGGTATCGCACCATCCTTTCTTTGAGGTAGACCTGCCGCATCAGAGATACTACAGAGAGCGATGCCGTTGGAGGTTCAAGTCCGCCGAGTGCGGTTGGACTTTCGGTGGTGGTAGCGGAGACGACAGTGACTCTTGTGACAAGACCCTCGACGGACCCAACGGTTGTCAGGCACACGGAACACTCGCAACTAATAACGGAGATACGCCGCTTCACCCTGGGCGGTTCGGTGGGTTCCCTGGGATACCACGGAGGCGAGTTTGAGGACATCTCCTGGATCATACGACGACCTGATAGGCAAGCCGTATAAGCCCAGAGGCACCGGACCGGACGCTTACGACTGCTGGGGAATCTGCGTCGAAGTATTGAAGCGTCTAGGAATCTTTGATGACATCGACCTGACCTCGGAAATGCTGCACTCGTACCGACCGGAAGAGGACTCGCCGGAGGACTACATTGGGCCTTGTAGTTATGAGTCGGTAGATGAACCTCGGAGTGCTGGAGACATCGTAATACTGCGCGGCGAAGACAGCAGCGCTGACTCTCGTGCAACCCACGCTGCTATCCACATCGGGAAGAACATACTGCTTCAATGCACAAGGAACATCGGAGTTCACTGTGTTGCTTACTCAGCGCTCGAACCATACATCGTGGAGATCATCTCATGGAAAGAGTGACGGTATACAACACGGTCCTGGAATCGCTGTTCCCGCTCAAGCGCAAGTCGCGCGATGTCGAGATCGTGGAGGATGGTGTAACGATACAAGACCTCGCACCCGCTGAGTCATCAGAGGGTAACTGGTCCGCCATCGTTAACGGTCGAACGGTGCTGCCCGAGAAGTGGCCCGACACAAAACTCGCAGACGGTTCCGATGTGATATTCACGCCGGTCCCTGCGGCCCCCGTCGCTCAGATACTCACAACGATATGGTCGTGGTCCTGGGTGCCGAGCGCGGTAGCAACGCTCGCGCTTCAATGGGGTATATCCAAGTTAATGGGGACACCCGATGTTTCCAGTTTCGAGGAACCGGGAGACCGCACCTACTCCTTCAACAACTTACAGCAAACCGCATCCCCCGGTGTGCCGATCCAGATCGTATACGGAACACACCCGGTGGCCGGGAACATCCTGGAGTTAGATGTCAGGGGCTACAACCCAACCGAACTGGGCAACCCCTACGGGTCAACGATGGATATCACTGTTGGATTTTGTGAAGGCGAAGTGGATGCGATCACTGCTTTGACCGTCAACGGAAACGATATCAGCGCCTACGGAGGGATAGCATCATGGACGCACAACCTGGGAACAAACACGCAGACCGCTCTGGCGAGTGACGGGACACAAACCACACAGACGGTGGGAATTGAACTGCCGCCTGGGGAGATCATCTCATCACCCTGGTATGAGATCTCTGGCACATTGTCGCCAGAATCAAATGCGCAAGTCGGCGCATTGGTCACGGGATCGAATGGCATCACAGGCACAGCGGTGGTCCTCCAGGGGAGTTGGTCACCCCCGTGGATTCGTGTTCACTCGGTATCAGCGGATTCAAATCTGGATGAGGTTC